CACGGGCGTGTCGTTGTAGAGCGGGATGTACTGCAGCGGGCCGAAGCTGCCGCCGCTCGCCGTCCAGACGACGTCGACGCCGGTCAGCGTGCCGGTGCCGCCCGACTCGGTGTAGTCGTTCTGGATATCGCTGCCGCCGCTCGGGTAGCCGTTCTGCGCGGTGATCTCCGCGAGATCGGCCTTGACGGCATCGAGCGAGGCGCTCGGCGCGGCGTTACTCGCGTAGACCTTGAGCGTATGCCCAGCCGCGTGCAACTGGTGCACGCCCTTCCCGAGCTGCTCGACGAAATCCTCAAATTTGTTGTAGGCCGCCATGCAGGTCTCCTGTGATCGTTGACTGTGACGACGCCTCTACGGCAGATGCAGCTCCGGCGCTTCCAGGATCAGCAGCACCTCCGCTCCGTCGTCGATGGGCTGCACGTTGCGGATGGTGTAGTTCACGCCGCGGAGCTTCAGCGGCTTCCCCGTCGGATCCGCGTCGACACTCGACGCCTGGCACCGCGCCACCGGCGTCCGCCCCGCGATCCCGTCGAGCGCCTCCGCATACTCGTTGTCGAAAATCACGCGAATCACCGTGTCGCGGTCGTACGTCGCCTCTTCGGCGAGCTCGTCCGTGTTGTAGAACGCGGTGAGGTCCTCGGCGAACACGGCGCGCTACTCTTTCGCCCGGGGGCTCAGCTCCTCGCGGATCCGGGGCTCGAGCTCGGCGCGGACCTCGGCCTCCACGGTGGCCCGCAGCTCTGCGAGCTTCGCGTCGAACTCCTTGCGCGCGCGCTCGTACGCGGCCGCCTGTGCGCGCTGGACCGCCTTCCCGACCGTCTCGGCCTGCTCGAGCAACCGCAGCTCTTCCGCATCCTTGTCGGACAGGACACCGCCCTTCCCCACCTGGCCGCTGAAGCCGAACGTCTCGCCGCGCTTGAACTGGATCGGGTGGACGACTTCGTATTCCCCGGCGCCGTCCTTCCCCAGCTTGACCGCCTTCAGGTTGTGCGCGCGCGATTTCGCTTGCTCCGCCGTCACCCCGACGATGCCGGAGTGGACCTGGTAGAACGACGCGTCGACCGTGATCTTCCTCAGCATGATGTCCTCCGTGAAATACGCGTTTTCCCCGAAGCCCTCGCCCGAGGGCCCCTGGAAAAACGGCGCCCGAAGGCGCCGTTAACGCGGACCGCAATCCGCTTAGGTCATCGTCACGTAGCAGGCCCGCTGCCAGTAGCCGTAGCCCACGCCGCGCCAGGCGTCGATACCGAACTGCCAGGCATCGTTGTCGAACTCGAACTCCGAGCCCTCCGCCTTCGCCTTGAGCTCGACCTCCTGTTCGGTCTGCCGGATCAGGCCCTTGATCGGGCTGTCGGTGCGGAAGACCGCGAAGGAATCGGTCCAGGTGAGCCGAACGACGGGAGCTACTCGAACGCGGAACTCCCCTAGGAGGTTCGGATTGACTGCAGGTCCCTGCTGCTGCGGCTGCGGCTGGATCGGCGAGACAGCTGCGAGGGACATCGGTAACAAACCGATCGGCACGAGGACGAGGAACTCCTTCGCCATCTCGTTCATCGGCTCGCCGCGATCGTCCTTGAACGAAACGATCTGCGTGACCCCCTTCAGGATCGATTGCTGCATCTGCGTCAGATTTGGCGCCGAAGGCGTGTCATCGCCATCGTCGCCCGGCAGAGTCGAGATGTCGACGGAGATGTCATTCGACTGCGACCCCGAGTCGCCCTCGGAGTGGTCGGTATCGAAGTAGAACTGCCCGTCGTAGCACACCGTCGAGGGCCCGTTGAGCAGCAGCGTCGACAGCAGGCTCGCCCAGTGGGTCTGGGCGCGATCCGCGAACTCGCCCATACGCGCCTGCAGCTGGCCCGTCTTGTCGCGCCGGGCGTCGGGTTTCCGCACCTCGATCGTCGCCTCGTAGTGATCGTTGACGATCGTGAGGCCCTGCCCGCTGAAGCCCTTGGCCTGCCGACCGCCGATCCACCGACGCATTGCGGGCGACTGACCCAGGAAGTTATAGGTCTCGCTCGCTTGGTCGGAGCCGAAGGCGTTAGCAACACCGTCGATCCAGCGCATGCCCGGATCGGCTTCGAGCCGCGCGAAGTACATGCCCATGATCGCTCGGCTGGACAGAAGAGACTGGTCCATGATGGTTTCCTTTCTTGGAAGAGGTTAGCGAGCCGGTTAGCCGGTGACCCAGATGCCGCGCAGCTTCGTGACGAGCGCGCCGTTGGCATCGCCGGTGGCAAGCTCCACGAAATCCCCGCGCCGCTGGGTCGCCTTGGTGAGGCTCAACGGCGTGTTGTCGGTGCCGGGGAGGTCCGGGCCCTGGATCTTGTCCGCCGCGGCCGGCGCGATTTCGACCTTGGTGGTGCCGAAAGCCCCGATCGCCACGATCTTGATGTTCACCGGCGTCGCCACTACCGGCAGCGTGAGAGCATCGTCATCGGCGGCGGCGTCGGCAAAGAACACCTTGCCGTTGTCCTCGATGTCGAAGGTCTTGGTGCCGCTCAGCGTCTCGCGCACCGTGTATTCGCCGTAGGGGTCCTGGAACACGCCGGCGTCGAACTCGACCACCGCCACGCCCGCGGACACGTAGCGCTTGACGAAGCCGATGAAGGCCGCGCCCGTCGGCAGGAACACGAAGGTGTCGTCATCCGTGGCGTACACGGGCTGGCCCACGTCGGTGATCACCGCACCGCTGACCGCGAGCTCGATCTGCCCGCTCTTCACGACCTGGACGTTAATGGCGGCCGCCGCGCCGCCGGAGTTGTCGGCTTTCGCCTCGGCGAACCCGCCGAAACGGTCGGCCGCGTTGAGCGGCCGGGCGTGCCCGGTCGCATCTACGACACCGACCGCGGCGCCTTCGAAGATGATGTCCGAGCCGATCACGGGCAGGTGGTTGCGGCTGCCCAGCTCGAACGCGCGCGGCTTGTTGGCTGCAAGAGTCGTCATGACTGTGTCCTTTCAGTAGGGGGTTCCGGAGGCCCGCTCAGGCCGCCTTCTGGCCGAGCACCTTGACGCGCCCTGCGGCATACGCGCGCTCGTAGGCGAGATAGGCCTTGAAGTCTTCGCCGTACTCGGCGCGGAGCGTCGCGTCCTTGGCCCACTTGGCCTTGCAGCGCTCCTCGATCGGCTTGTCGGCTTCCGCTTGTGCGGCCGCCGCCGCCGCGTCGGCGCCGGGATCGGCAGCCGGGGACGGGGTCTTGCCCGCCAGTTCGCCGGCATCGGCCGCGAGGTCCGCGGCTTTCGTGCCGAGCTTCGCGCGTTCCGCGGCCAGCACCTGCACCGCCGCTTCCGCGCCCGTGGTCTTTCCGTCGAAGGCGAGCTTCTGGATCAGCGCGCCGTGCCCCGGCATGGATTGCGCGAAGACCGCCTGGATGCGCTCGCGCTCGGCCTGGGCGCCTTCGCCGCGGCCGGCCTCGATGCCGGCGGTCTTGCCTTCGGCGAAGATCGCCGCGACGAGATCCGCGTGATTGGCGTCGAGAAATTTCCTGTCGATAGCCATGTGCAGCTCCTTTTCAAAAGTAACGAGATGAATCGCTCGCGCGCCGCCGCATGCCCCGGCCGCAACACCGGCCACCGGGTCGCCTGCCTGCGCTTCGGCCCACCGGCCTAGGCGCTCGCACGTCCGGCGGGCTTGCGGCCCGCCACCAGGTCGGCGATCAGCGCGTCGAAGGTGGACACCCCGTCCACCAGTCCCGCCTCGATCGCCGCCTTGCCGACGAACAGCCGCCCGTCGGCCATGTTCTTGAGTACCGTTTCCGAGTCGGTGCCCCGGTTGCGCGCAATGTCATCGACGAACACCGTGTAGAGCTGGTCGACGATCGCCTGCAGCGTCGCGCGCCCCTCGTCGGACAGCGGCTTCGCGTCGCTCGTGACGCGCTTGTACTTGCCGGCGTAGACGTCGGTGACCGTGATGCCCGCCTTGTCGTACGCCCGCGAAAAGTCCACGTGCTGCGTGGCGACCCCGATCGAGCCGGTGATCACCGTGTAGCCGGAGAGGTAGATCTCCTCGGCCGACGACCCGATCCAGTAGGCCCCCGAGGTCATGAACCCGTCCGCGAAGGCGACGATCGGTTTCTGCTCGCGCGCGGCGAACACCTGGTCCGCGAGGGTCTGCGTGCCGTCGACCGAGCCGCCGGGCGAGTCGATGTCGAGCACGATCGCGTGCACCCGGCCGTCGGCGAGTGCCGTGCGCAGATCGCGCCCGATGATCTCCGTCGACGCGCCGCCAGAGATCCGCGAGAAGAGGTTCATGCGCTTCGCAATCACGCCCTGCACCGGGATCACGGCGACCCCGTCGAGGATCTGGTAGGGCGGCGGCTCGTTCTGCAGCGGCTTGCCGAGCTGCGCCTCGATCGCGGCGAGGTCGATCTTCTCCCCGCGGATATACGCGCTGTAGATCGCCACCATCTGCTGGTGCTTCTCCGGCAGCAGCGCCCAGGGCGAATTCAGGATGTCGAGCACCTTGCTCACTGTTCGTCCTCCGGTTTCTCGCGGTCGCTGCCGCCGGGTTGGCGGTCATCCTGGCGAGGAGCGGGCGGTTGTGGCGAATCCTGCGCAGGCGGCGCGCCGGGCGCCGGCGACATGGCCGGTGCCTCCGCCTTCAAGCCGTCCGCCTTGCGCCGCTTCTCTTCCTTCGCGAGCTGCTCGTGGTTCTTCTCCCAGTCGCTGCCGTCGTGCAGCGCGCTCTCTTTCTGCCGGTTGCTGATGCCGAGATCGATGCGCCGCGTCGCCGCCTCGATGTCCTTCACCGGGTCGACGCTGATCGGCCCGTCGCCCACCCACTCGGCGCCGAGGTACGCGCGGCGCATGAGCGGATCCGTGAAATACCCCGGCGCGGCGATGCGGCTCTTGGCGACCGCCTCGTCCATCCAGACTTCGTAGACCGGATCGAGGAACATCGCGGCCAGCCACGCGCGCCGGCCCCGGAAGAACTTCCACGCTTCGAGCAGCGCCGCGCGCGAGGCGCTGTAGCTCGCGGTGAAGTGCTTGAGCAGCACCTCCTTCGGGAGTTCGAGC